GGAACCACATTTGTTGATGTTCAATTCTTTATAAAGGATATATCTGATACAACAAATGTTGATGCGGCTCTCCTTCTTCATTCTGATCTAGTTTCAAGCGGAGCCTTAATGGAGGGCGACGGAGTTAAGATTTCTTATGTAGACGAAAATGATGCAGATTACTTTGATACCAATTGGTTTAATGCCCTTGAAGCTCTTGAGGCTGCTGAGGCTCAGATCATAGTTCCCCTTCCTTCGCAAGCAATTTCCTCAATCTTTAGAGCTACGGTAAGTCATTGCGAACTTATGAGTTCTATTGCTAACAGAAAGGAGAGAGTTGCATTTGTTGGGGCGCAATCTGGGGTTACGACAGCGGCCTTAATCGGAACAGAAGAAATAGCCGTAGAAGACATAGGAATNCTAGAGGGGGTCCAGGGTGATGATCCAGAAGAGGTTTTGGCTGGCAACGTAGAAGATCTTGTCAACTTTAAGCTTAGCGATAATTATACGAGCAACAGATGCGTTTATATGTATCCAGACTCTATAGTTAGAAATGTTAATGGAACGAACATTGCATTACACGGATTTTACATGGCAGCGGCTGCAGCCGGATATTTATCCGCAAGACAAAATGTTGCGATACCATTAACTCATAAGTCTTTATCAGGATTCTCATTAACCAGAGATAAGATCTTCAGGCAAGTAACTTTAAATAGCCTTGGAAATGTTGGAGCTACAGTCGTAACTCCGATCACAGGTGGCGGCAAAGTTCTGGCTGGGAGAACCACGAGTCAGTCCGGATATGTTGAAGACGAAGAAATTTCAATTATATTTATCAGAGATACAGTTAAGCGAGTATTGAGGAATTCGCTCAAGTCCTATATTGGTGGTGTTCAGAGTTCAGATACAAATAACTTGGTATCTGCAAGGGTTAGATCGATAATGTCTGCGCTTATAGCGCAAGGTTTAATTACAGCCTTTAAGAATATTAAGGTTGAGCAGGATAAGGTTGATCCAAGGCAAATTAATGTATATTTACAGTTCGCGCCCGCCTATCCTATTAATTATATCTTTATAGACATAGAGGTCGGAGTTATATAACTTAGGAGAAAATAATGGCAGACTATCCAAATACCGCTACTTTATTCGATAGCGCAGCAATTACTGGCGCAAAGACAAGAACTGGTCTTTCAACGCAGATTATTGTGTATGTTAATGGCGAACCGGTTGGAGCGATTCAGTCTCTTGCGGAGACTCAGACGAGAAATCTTAAGGAACTTTCGGAAGTTGGAACAGATGGTATAATTGAAATTGTCCCTTCGCAATCGTCAACATTTTCGTTGACTATCAATAGAATAGTATTCGACGGCCTTTCTCTGCCAGAGGCTTTCTCTAGAGGCTTTAGAAACATTCAAGCTCAGAGAATTCCATTTGAGATTAATGTTATAGATAAATTTACTGGAGATGATGATAACGCTGTAGTTACAACTTATCATAACTGTTGGTTTGCATCTTTGGGCAAAACATATGCATCTACAGATTATACAATTACAGAAAATGCCACAGTAAAGTGTGAGTTTGTATCCTCCACAAGAGCTGGTGAGGCCGTTTCAGAAAGTCAGGGCATACAGGGAGCTAGAGAAATTCCCGGCAGAGATACTGATGCGATTGAGCAGGCTGCTGATTCTGGCGATCGCAGAGGATCGCTGGACTTCCCAGGCTTAATTTCTGCAGCTTACTAGCATATCACAAAACAAGCTTATGCAAAACACCATCTTTTTAAGGTGGTGTTTTTCTTTTTTGCAAAGTAAAATAGAATTAAAAGCTTAAATTGCTTTTCCAACAGGAGTATGTATGCCTAAAAGAACTGCTAAATTTAATCGCTCGAAAACTTCAAGCAATGAAGAAGAAGCGAATATTGAAGAGATTGAACAAGATGAAGATGAGGATGAAGATGTGGGGCAAACTATGCTCGGCCTGGATAATTTAAAAGATTTAATCTTTCTTGGAAAGATTCGTCAAACTGTAGATATAGCTGGCTTTAAGTTTGTTGTATCTACATTGAATACGCAACAGCAACGAGAAATTATGCGAAACGTTATGAAGTTCGATCAAATGGATAGATTGCTCGATATAAAGCCCGTAACGGTATCGTATGTTATTGAAACTATTAATGGAGTCCCGCTGGAAGACTTGTGTGAAGATGAAGAGATAGAGGATTCTCTGGAGAAAAGAATTTCTGTCATAATGAATCTTCAGTCTGTTGTTATAGAGAAAATATATCGAGTTTACGAACAATTGGTTGAAGCTTCTAATAAGCAGGTGGGTTTAGAAGATTTAAAAAAATAATCGCGGAGCCTACTAGTAGGCTCCGTTGGGAATTATGCAAGATTTGGAGATGCTCTGTTGACGATAAGAGGTTCGAGAGCATGACTGGCCCTCAGTGGGGTTGGTACGCTCAAATGTTAAGACAAGATAAGCAAGAGGTTTATGATTATGATTTAGATTTATCAGAATACTTGGCTTCATTTTGGAACTCAGAGGCTGTTCAGAAGGTTAGGGAGGCAAGAGAATCGAGGAATGATGAAAGATTTGCTTCCGATGAAGAATTCGAGCGTCAAATTATTAATGAAGAGTTTAGAGATAGTCATGATTTGATTCGGTCTATAAAGGATAAGTATAAAAATACTAATTTAGATGATATTACTAGAGGCAGATCTAGAGATGCCAGAAAGGTAAGGATTCCAAAAGACATGTCAGGATTATTCAAAATGACTGGAGATAAATAATGGCAAGCCCTGATGACGTAACAAAATCTACGAAAGCGCTGTCCGATCAGCTTCAGGAAACAAGGGACGGCTTAGACGGTCTAGCTAAAGGTATTGGTGATTTGTTTGCAATGGGCACAGCAGCTAGGGGTCCAGGGGGTGTGTCTACAGCTTTTTCTGATTTAGCCGAAGCAACTGGTGCAGCAGGCAATGCGGTGGATCAAACCGCAAAAGGATTTGGAGCATTTGCAAGCAAGATACCGTATATCGGAGACGCACTTGATGGTATGGCAAATGCCGTAGGCGTAACCGCAGGCATGATTGGTAAAGCTGCAGAGGAAACAATTCTCTTTGGAAAAACTATTGTTAATGCATTAGATGAACCATCAAAGCAAATAAGGGCTTTTGATAATGAAATTTTTCAAATGGGGAAATCGTTTGGCGGAACGATTGAAGAGTCAAGGAAGTTTGCAGATTCATTAAAAAAAGAAACAGTAAGCGACTTTGCGCAAAGCATGCATATGACCGCAAGAGAAATGGGCGATTTTGTAACAGCAACAAGCCAGACAAGTTTAAGCTTGGGACAATTAAATGAAACTGTTGATACAGGAATTGGAGTTACAACGTTATACGCTGTTGCGGCAGGTCAGGCGGCAGCTATGGGGATAAGCGTTGGCCAAGCAGCTACCCTCATAAATACAGCTATGAACAAGCAAGGGAAGAGCGCTCAAGAGGCAGCGGAAATGTTGGGAATGTTTAGCGGAGTTGCAGAGACTGTTGGCTTAAAGGCAAATACAGTTGCAAGCACTTTGAACGGAGCAATACAAAGATTTCAAAAGTTGGGCATGGCAGCAGATTTTGGCAGACCAATCTTAGAAGGATTTGGAAGGGTCATGAATAATCTCGGGCTAGGTATAGAGGAGGCTACAGGGTTGACTCAGACTTTGGGCGGAGCTTTGGCTGGCTTGACTGAAAATTATGCAAATGCCTATATTATGTTTCAAAGAGGCGGACTAGACATAGGCGGAGGCGGTGGAGGTGGCGTCCTTGGCGCTTCTATCGGACTGCAGGCGGCCATGTTAAAGGCCGATCAAACGGGAGATCAAGGTGCAATCGGCGCTCAACTGGTAACAGGATTAAGAGACACTCTTGAGTCATTTACCGGAGGAAGTATTGTTACGGTTCAGCAGGCAGCAGAATCTCCAGAGCTTCAAAATCAATTTTATGTACAGCAACAACTTTTGAAGTCACAATTTGGAATAGGAGATGATGCTTCTGCAACTCGTGTTTTAGATTTGCTGGCAGATATTGATAATGCATCTAGAGCCGGAGATAAAACAGCTCAAAAGCAGTTTGAAGAGCAGCTATCAAAAGAGGTAGAGGGAAGAGATAAGACCCTGGATGAATGGGAAAAAGCGAATAGAAACTTAGAAATACAAAGTAATTTGGCTGCCGTTAGCTCAAGGGCTCTTTTGGAGATGTCAAGAGGTTATGCTGCATCAGCAAGAGAGGGCATTATAGACCCCTTGGTAAATGCGGGCGGTGAGATGGCGATCAGTAAACTAGAAGACCTGGCTGAGAGTCTTGGACTGGAAGCTGACAGCGAAGCTTTTCAGCAGTTTACTAGTCCGTCAATTCCAACCACAAGGCAGGATCAGGCACGCAGAGCGATAAGCAATGCTGCAGGGGGAGGTCCGCTTGACACAGAGGGTACACTGCAAGCATGGCAGGAGTTGAGCCCTACAATCGTTGATTTTAATGCAAATTTAAATACACTTGCGGAAAATATAGATAGAACATCTCAGATTATTGCCGGACAAGCTACATCCGAAGAAATAAAGTCTGCCGGCTTTGGAGATAGAACGACTTATGCAACAGAAATAGGAAATGTAATTGCAGAAGCCTTTTCAAACAAGTTTAAGATTGAAATTGATTTAACAGAGAATGCTAAGGGAGCACTTTTAGTTGGAAGCCAGGTGGCGGCAGTGGCAGGATAAGCAGGACAAGGAGGATAAGATGGCCATATACAAAAGACAAACAATGATTTTTTTCTTGCCCCTTAGCATGGGTGCGTTTTCTAACGGCAGCACAACTGGAGAAGGAGAGGCTACAGGCTCTTTGCCATGGAAAGAGGGAGCGCCAGTTCCTGGGGCACAATGGGCAAGAAAGCAGCTCTATATAAATCCTACTTCTTTTTCTATAAAAGAAAGTAAGCTAGTAAGGTCAGATCTCACAAAGGGAGGCTATGTCGTTCAGTACTTTGGAGAGCAGCTACAGGTGATTGATGTTAGCGGAACAACTGGATCTTCCGGAGTAGAGGGCATAAATATTTTAAGAGATATATATAGACACGAACAACATCAGTTCAGACACGTTTTGGCAAAAAGGCAAGAAGCTTTAGCTGTTGCCGCTCAAAAGGCAGCGGAGGATGCAGCTCTTGCTCTTTCTGAGAGAACGGGGGTCGGAGGAACTTTAACAAATATTGCAGACTTACTAACAGGAGGCGGGTTTACAGATACGGTAAATGGCGTAAGCAATGCANTTGACATTATAACGGAGCCGTTTGGAGGCACCTCTATCGGGGATACTATTGGAGAAGAAGGCTCTTTTCAGACTGTGCCAACATTAGCTGCCTTTGCAACAAATATAGATCTATATTATCAGGGTGAATTTTATAGAGGATTTTTTAATAACTTTAACACCACTGAAAGCGCAAATGAGCCTGGTCATTTTACTTATAGCTTTAGCTTTACAATTACAAGAAGAACGGGTAAGAGAGAAAACTTTATGCCATGGCATAGAGAGCCATCAAGTAGAGATGGAGAGACCAGGATGAGCCAAAGAACAACAATAGACAAAGGAAAGGAGGGAGCTTATGCTTTATCCTTTCCTCTAACGGATGATAGTTTTTCCGGAAGATTTATAGATGGGCTACCTTTGGATTCAGATAATAAAATTGGAAAGCCTGGATTTGTTGATTCTAAGTTTAATGACAGCGGTAAGGCTACAAAAGATTCAAATTCTGTTTCTTTAAACAGAAACGGCTCCCTGAAGGGAGGAGGCTAGAGTACAAATATGAGTTCTGTTAAAGATCTAAGAAAAAAAGTGTCTATGACCTATGAAAAGGCAAAGACAGATCTAATAAATGGCGTGCATCCAGCGCATGTTAGCTTTGGCTCGATCAACAGCCCTCCTCCTTCTTTGGTTGGAACGGGTGCGGCTGTATATTTGGACCAAAATCATGCAAACTCTGTAACTCCAGATACCAGAAATATAATTTCTATGTCTCCAGAGGCTACAGTTCTTGTAAAGAAGAAGGCCTTTTCTTCGCTTAAAAGCTCTAATGATATAAGGTTTATGGATAAAACCGAAAAAATGCTTTTGAGAGCAACAAAGGCGTTGTTTGCCTTTAAGGTTCAACAGATAAGAGCATATGAAAGTTTAACAAAATTTGAAAATTTTCTTGCAGATAATAGTATGTACAGCATGAATCTGCTTTCGTCTTTTATTAGAGAAGCCTCTCTTCTGAACTTAGAAAAGCTAAGTTATACGGCAGAAGAATATGCGGAAATGAGGTTGCAGCAGTGGCTTGATGAAGAGATGGATGTTTACCTTCAGACAGATGATGGCCCCATATCTTACAGTCTTGAAGCTGGACAGTTTATAAACGAAAGCAGCCCTGGTATTTTGGAAATAGCCTTTCGACAGGGCAATCCAGTTACAAACAGAGAATATGTTAACGCATTATCTGCCTCACAAGCTAAAGCAACTCTCGATGGCAAAAGAAATGATTTTATAGCCGAGTATCTTGGTACGGACGGTTCAGGCTCGGCTATAGATGGGGCTAATAAAAACTTAAATAAATCACTAAGCATGGAAGGCAATGATTTCTTCAGCGATCTCGGTGATGTTCTTTCTTTTAGCACATCTGCCGAGCAGTACAACGCAATGAACGAAGATCTTGCAAGAATCATAAAAAGAAATGCTTTTTCTGTAGATAACCAGCTAACAACATGGATTGTTGATCCAGAAAGCCCGGATAATTATACTTTGGGTCCAGGAACAGGTGTTATAGAGGTTGCGATATTTGACAGCTTTAATACATCTACAGATTACAAATCAAATCCATCTAGTGCAAGTATGTCAATTTCTTATCCGTATAGGCTCGGAACAATCTTGGAAGATGATATCGAGGCTGCAATAAATGAAGCTCTTTATGGAACAGTTGGGATTCTTGATGAAATGTTAAGCGGAGGGCTTAAGTCTGAGGGGCTATCGGGAAGTATGCCTCCAATAGACGGGGCTTCAATCATATCGGCTGCTCTTGAGCTTGGTGGAGCTGGATCTGCGGATTCTAGCCTAGACACAGACTATATTAGGGATAGACTTAGAACGTTTTATCTTGGAAAGCCATTTATAAACCCTCCTGATCCAGTACATTTTTATATACGGGGAAATAGAACATATACCGATTATACATCGGTTGGCTCTCCATATTCAGAAGATATTAGCGAATCACCATTTGATATGGGACATTTACAGCTTGATAATGTGATTCTTAAAGCAGAATATCAGCTATACACAACTCAATCAATCGGATTTGATAATTATAAAGAAATAAGAAAAAGACAAGATAATTCTTTTGGAATGATCCATGTATTCGGTGGATATGTAACTCAAACATCAGAGTCTTTTTCAGGTGGCTTTTGGAATTTAAAAATATCTTGCACTGATAATATGAGCTGGTTATCATGGAGTCAGTTTGCTATCCAGCCGTCTTTGAGTGATCCAAAAAATATCTTAGAAGATCCTTTGACACCATTTGAGATGATTAAAGATGACCTTGGGCAAATTGTTGGATCACAAAGAGATCTTTTGTATGAAAATAAGCAGTTACTGCAAACGGGGCTGTTAAGCTATGACTCTGGCTTATTTGCAGGACAAAATGCCACAGAAGGAAATTTATTACAAGGTCAATATAGCGGAATAGGATCTTTGAGCGGCAAAAAGGTAATGCAACATCCAAGTGGATTTATCTATAGGTGGAAGGCCGGGATAATCACAGCAACTGCCGGATTTCAAGTTGTTGATCCAACCGGAGAAAACCAGGCTTCTCAAAGACAGTATTCTCAGCAGTATGCTGTAACTGCCGCACAAGATGTTTTGAATAATCTTGATATTCCAAACATTTTAAGCATTCTAATTGTAGGTCAGCCTTATAATATAGAAACATTTATAGAACAATCTTTTGCAGCTCATAATAAAGGTGATAATAAAACATCTAAATTTAGCCCAGATGACCCACTGACTGGGGTGGTTGAGGCTGTAAGAAAACAAAATGAATATTTTGGAAACTTTCACCCATACAGAATGTTGTCTGTTAGTTCGGCATCTGCTGAGCAAATGATAAATCAAGCTGGTATACGAGAAATGGCCAATAGTAGCGTTAAGATTTTGCAGACAAGAAAGGTTAGATTAAGAAAGAAAATAAGACAGCTTCAGGTAAGTGCAAGCTCTAACATTAACCCAACAAGTATTCCAAGCTCTGCTTTGATTGCGACATTGCAATCAGAAATTGACACAATTGATGCCGGCATACAGGCTCAAATAAGAGCTGGAAACAAAGCAAATAGTGCATTAACTTCGGCGGATGAAGTGGGAATAGAGATAAGCTTAACTGGTCCAAGCATAAACCTTCCTATATCATCAGATGAAGACGAAAGTCACGACGTAACAAGAGCTATGATGATGGTTGGAGCGCAAAGAAAAATAGAGGATGTTAGATTAAATAGAGATAGAAACTTGTTTATAGTATCGGATCAATATGATACAGCAGATATTAGGCCGTTTATTCTAAATTTAAATAAGAATGGATGGAGCTTGTTTAACAGTACCTATGTAGATGTTTATCAAAAATGTAGTGCAGCTACAAATATGTTAAATCTAGAGTTTTTTTGCAACTCTCAGGGCCATCTTGAGTTTAGGCCGCCCCTTTGGAATCGGGTACCGCTCTCAATATTAAAGCAAGTAATCCAAACACAAGAAGAAACAGGCAAAGTTATAATGCCGTCGTTTATAACCAGCTTGTTTCAAACAAGGGTCGAGGGCTTGTACTTAGAAATACATACATTAAATGTAAAAATTGTTTTGCTATCACTAATGATGGGTAGATATCCAGACAGTACATTGATTCCAAATATGCAATTTTCAGGAGCGGCCTCTCTTAGATTTTTTGGAGTAGAAGCTCCAGAGGTGTCTACTACAATTATGGGCAAATTAAGCAATGCTCTTTCTGGTGGCGCATCAAATAATGGCGGATTACGCTTGATTCAAACAGAGTTTGAATCCTCTGCTGGAAACATTACCGAGCAAAATAATTCATTATTTGGAGATGGATTAAACATTACAACTTCTTTTCAGGACAAGGGAGATATCTTAGCAGGAGATACAGAGACTTTATTGGGTATTTTTGATCCAATTTTTCAAGAAGAAAAGGGAATTGTAGATGATGTATTAACGGCGTCAAGGGGCGGAGGAGGCGTTAAGAAGATAATGCCACCTGCCAGTAGGCTGGCTACAATAGATAACCTAGAAGCGGTAAGAGGCTCATTTAAGAGACAGTTTGGTAGAGATCCAGCAAATGGAACAGGGATAGATCTCAAAAGAGGTTTTCATATAAGTGATTTGGTTCACCTGATTGAAGATCAAAACAAACTTGAGGATCAATTGCTTGGGGCCAACGGGGTTTTGCAGAGACTAAACAAAGCTATTTCAACTAGAGACAGCTATGTGTCTATGTTGCAGGCTAATTTGGCAAAACAACAAGAGTTAGATGAGATTGCAGGACTATTTTCTGGAGAAGAAGATGATGGGATAGAGGTTGCAGATGGCGTGATTAAAGGCAAGGCTGTAGAGTTTTTGGAAAAATCAGCAACAAGCCTGCAAAGTGCTGCAGATATTATAACAGGAAAGGTTGCAGAAGGAACTGTTTATGATCACTTAATTGAAGATGATACAAGAAATCTGCTAGGTTATGGATCGGGAAAAAGATTTATATTAAAAGATGAATACATTATGAATGCTACATTTACAGAGACTCCACCAGAGTTTACGAGAATTGACGTAAAGGGGTCTGCTCCCTTGGGTCTTGATGCCGGACTAAACAAGGGAACCGATAGTTTGTATTTTTGGGCAGGAGGAACAGATTTCGACCTATGGAGACAGTATGGATATAAGCCAAGTTCAATAGAATTACCATTCGTAAGCGACGTAGAGGGTCAAGCTAGGCCGTATGCTATTTTGGAGTTGGTAATGCAAAAGATGAATATAAACAAGGGCTCTGTTTCTATAGCTGGAAATGAATTTTATCAGCCAGGAGATACAGTTTATGTTCCATGTAAGGGTCTTTTGTATTATATTGAGTCTGTAACTCATACTTTTTCGTATAGAGGGACAAGCTTTACAACTAATCTTTCTTTGATTTATGGCCACCCACCTGGACAATATGTTTCAAGTCCTCTTGACGTAATTGGCCAGCAACTGGTTGGCAACTTTCTCGAAGATCCTTCTTTGGTTTATAGGACGAGCGATTCAGATGATAATTATAGAACATTAAAGCCAGATTCGACATTTGTTTTCCCATCAGGAGGCGCTGGCATGGCGCAATTATTGTCATATAAAGATAATCAAATAAGATTTACAAATATGATGATAGATTTATCTGGATCATTAATGGGCACAAGATATGTGTTAATCAGAGGATTTGTTAGACATCAAGACGATTTTGACGCGATTAAAAAAGTGAATAAAAAGATGGCCGTAGTAAGATCTCTGCTTGAAAATCCAAGTCAAATATCGCAAAGTCATCAATATTCGGGAGGCGACGATCTTTTGGACGGTGTTGGTCAGGCGCTAACTTCTATTGGTTCTCTTTTTGGAGGCGGATCAACCGGAACAACAAAGGGCCTTACAAACATGCGGCTTCCAAACAACTTACCAGTTACGCCAATAGGTCCAGATAAAATTATTGAACAAATATCATATTTAAACAGAGATGATGATGCAAATCCAGCTGGAGAAATAAAGTGTTTAGACAGAAGGTTGGCGGCGGCATTTATTTCAGATGCTGGAAGCATTAATCAGGATAAGGCTATCGGGATTTTTCCAAAGGGAGGCCCAAGCCAAGGATCATGGTTAGATTTTAGGGATGAAATAATAGGCGTAAACTTTGTTGGTGAAATTAATGTAATTGAAGTTGGTATTATAGATGTACCAAACAGTGTTGTTAATCAGACCACATAGGAGATAGGGTTGGCGAGCGAATTAGACGTCAAAGGACAAATAAAAACTTTTCTTTTAGAAGAAGTAATTGTCAAAGATGTTAAAAGCAATGGAAGCATAGAGGTATCAAGAGGGGAATCTGATGATGAATTTTCAGAGATCATTCCACCCTTGTATTATGCTGGCAGTGGTGATCATGGAACCTTTGTTACTCCCAAAAGAGGCACCAGGCTGCTTGTTGCCAGGGTACATCCCGGCAGCAGAGGGGTTACGCAGGCAATTAAGGTCTTGGCAAAGCCAAATGAGGAGCTTGATTCAACAGAATTAAATCAGTCAGCCGATGTACCCGCCGGAACATCTGGATCACCAATCAGAAACTTAAACGATGGAGAGATAAAGATTATCAGTGGTGCGGGCGGAGAGATACATCTGCTTGGAGAGCCGCCAAATTCTTATTCGTTTTTTGGAGATGCAAGCAAAGGTGGTCTTTATTTATATAGCAGCGGAGCAGATACAAGGCTAACAACCGTTAGTCATACAACGCAAATTGTTAGCGCCGGATCAAGGTTGGTATCAGGAAATATAGTTAGAATAGGAAAATCTAGCGGATTATCCTCTGTGTCTTCTGTGGTATGTGGACATGAATTACCTGTTGTTACAATGGGAGAGACAGGAAACAAGGTTGGAATTTGGCCTGGATATAAGGGCTTTGGCCTAAGCATAGGAAGCACAAAGAGAAACCCATGCCTATCTGAACATAGGTTGGTTATAAACGAAATATCGGAAGATGAAATATATACCGGATGGGACTTGGAGTATGGAATAGCGTCAAAGTCAAGCCCTGGATCTTTTGGTTCAGAACATATTAAGGCTATAAGGCCAAATAATGCTCTTCATTTGGCCCCACATCAATTAATTGAGGTTATAGGCGGAAATGTTGCAAATAGAAGAGGAGAAGTTTTAGATATTAACTATGGAGTTATAAGGCTTGGAGATGCAAATGGGGCTCCAATTGTTAGCGAAACAGAATATGAAAGAGCAAGACTGAAAAGTAGGCGAGGCATTGGATATCATTTTCAATTATCTACAAATTCAAAATCTTCAGAATATTCAAACAGTAAAGATAACTTCATTTTCTCTCTCGACAAAGAAGGCTCATTAAAAGTAAACATCCCAAAGACGTCTAATACTGGAAATGTCTCATATCCAACTGGTGCAGATTTT